GGGACCCATCACAACATGGTCCCCGGAGACACTATCTTACTCACAGAGTCGAGTAACGATAGTGCCTTAACGCCTGAGTCTCTTATCTCCTGACGAATGTGGAACTTGTCTTTCTTAGAAAGACGTTCCAACACCTGTTTTGGAGTCGAGAGACCCAGGATTAGCCCTTCCATGGACATGCCGAATCTGTTGTATATCTCATTAGTGAGCTTAACAATACTAACATATTTGGTTCGTTCTCTGATCACGCGTGTGTACGCTGCCAGTCTACGATGATGTCCATGGGGAAGGCTTCCACGCTTGGTTAAGAGCTCGGCTGTTGAGTACAGCCAGACCTTAGCCTTGCGTGGGAGCGAGGAACTTGCCAACCTCTCATAATATCGGTCGAGGACTAAAGGTGCATTTAAAATGCGCCCATAGTTCCTGACCTCTTTATTAGAGGGGGGATTCTGATACGTTCTACGGCCACTGACTATAAGTGACAGATGGCTAGCCGTTTTCCACCAGATCTTGGCGTCGTCGAGAGTCACATGACCTATCAAGGTCTTGCGTTCTCTGAACGTTCCGCTCAAGCTTTTGGGGAATTCAGCTAGCTGTCTATCAACGTAGATCGACTGAGCGCCGGCGCATTGTCTTAACAGACTCTGTGCCGTGCTCTTCGACTTTCCGTTGCCGCCGAATCGTATCGGACCTCCATGGCGAGTGCGTGTGCCATACTTTGTGATAGTATGGTCGGCGAGCCCCTTCAAATTCTTGAGCACTTTATTGTGCTTACCATATTCGAATAGCCCGTCGACGGCTGCCAGCGCCTTGGGATTTTGTCGACCCGTATTGGAACGGGCTGCACTGACTTGAGAGAGATGACCCACGTCTATCGCTCTCCAGTGCCAGTCCATTCCTTTTACAGGAACAACTAATCTCTCGCAAAACACGCCACGTTTGCCGATGAAGCTCTTCTTGTCATTTAACACAAGACCGCAGAGACCTAAGTACTTAATGTACTCTAGTCTCTGAGCCTTTGTAAATGCTCCAATAAGATCGTCACCGCAGATGTGGTGCGACTTGCGCGCTGCACCAGATGCCCACGCAGCGAACCCGTTGAGTATTGAAAGGATTACCCAGCTTGGACCCAAACCCATATGAACACCACAGGTCGTGGTTATGGGCTTACCGTCTGAGCCGATATCACCGAGATTAACGTGCGGGCCTAGTATTTTGTGTACGTTGTGCTGTTCATGGGGATTTATCCTCATGCACAACTCGTAACCAATCAACCTGGCTAGCTTGTGATCGATTGTATCTGTTG